ATATTGCAGCGAGGTCAGCCAGGCGAAGGGCGAGCTCATGTGATGGTGAGGGTGCCGAGCGTCGAGATGGTGCCGCTGGACTGGACGATGTCCGCCGTCGGCGCGGTGAGGTCGAAGGAGATGACGCCGGGGGCGTTGGCGATGGCGCCATAGATCTGCGACAGCGCGGTGTGGCCGGCGGGGTCGTTGGTGTCGACGCCGTCGCCCCAGGTGGCGCCGCCCGGCGTCGGCTGGGTGGCGAAGAGCTGCTGCAGCGCCGTGGTGATGCCGGCGGTGACGATGGCGGTGTCCGGCACCAGGTTGGTGATGGTGACCGGCACCGGCGCGGCCGTGGGCGCGAAGACGGTGATCTGCGGCACGTCGATCGGCGCCAGCGGCGCAATGTAGTTCTGCACGTTGGTCAGGTCGCCCGAGAGCGGGATGGGGTTGCTGCGCGTGTCGATGGTGAAGGCGACGCCGACCGTTCCGGCGCCGGTATACTGGAAACAGACCCAGGCGCGGGTGACGCCGATGCCGGCGGCCTTGGCCCAGGCGACATAGTCGAACCAGGCGCCGCCGTGCGGCGGGTAGGACTGGCGGGCCAGCAGCCGGCCGCGATAGGCGGCGTCGCTTTCCTCATCGAGGCCGCCGGTGAAGCCGGAGCCGGCGACGGTGGCCGAGGGATTGACGCCGGCGATGGCGGTGACCAGCGACACCGTGGCGCCGGCGGCCAAGTTGCCGACCGAGCCGTAGGTGGTCGCCAGCACCGGGACCGTCACCGAGCTGGAGGCGATGGTGCCGGCGGCCTGGGTGGTGAAGCCGGTGACCTGGTCGGCCGCCAGCAGCGCGGTGGCGTTGGGGATGGTGTAGCCGTTGGTGCCGGTGAACGTCACGGTGCCGGCCGCCGGCGCCGAGGGCTCGCGCGGCATGGTGTAGATGGCGCCACGGCTGTCGAGATAGTCGCCGTCCATGGTGCCGATGAACAGCTCGACGGCCTGGTTCTGGAAATATTGCAGGATCGTATAGGCGAAGCCGGCGAAGACGTCGGCCAGCACGTTGGCGACGCTGAAGCGCAGGGTGGCCACGGTGGAGAGACGCGCGGCGAGGGCGTTGCGCGCCTGGGTGCGCCACGATGCCAGAGTGGGGATTGTGAAAGCCATGCATCAAGCTCCGGTCACCGGCAAACCGGCCGTGACGTCCCATTGCATTGTCCAGACGCTCGATCCGCTGGCGCTGGCCGTGTTGCGGACGATGGTGATGCCGAGCACCAGGGTGCCGAGCGGCGGCGCCTGGCGCGCGGCGGCGACGTCGACCCTTGCGGCGACGCCGTCGTCGATCAGCCATTGCAGCGCTTCCTGGGCGTAGCCGATGGCGAGGCCGGCGCCGGCGTCGGTGTATTTGCTCCGGCGCAGCAGCCAGAGGCGCGAGCCGATCGGGTAGCGCCGGGAATCCGAGGTGCCGGGATCGATCGGGATGTCGCCCCACCAGCCCCGCGGATCGCCCGAGGCGTCGGGGATGGCGTCGCCGGGCTCGGCCAGGCGGTCGGTGGCGAGCGAGATGATGACGGCGGTTTGCAGGCCCTGGTCGAGCAGCAGGTCGTTGCCGACCACCGCGACGTCGGCGCGCTGGTTCACGTTGTCCCAGATCAGAGCAACGTCCGTCACGATGACACCAGCGCGGTGGTGGTCTGGGAGCCCAGCGACATTGTGCCGCTGGGGGTGCTGGTGGTGCCGCCGCCGGAGGGCGCAGTGTGGGTGTGGGCGTTGTAGACGGCCATCGCACGCTCATCGAGCAGGTGGTAGGTGGTGCCGCCGACGGTGTTGATGATGACGTGCGGGGCGGTGACGTAGACGGTGGCGTCGGACTGGATGTCGATCTCGCGCGTGCTGCCGATTTCCAGCCGGTCGCCGCGGAAGATGATCCGGCTGGCGCCGTCGGAATCGCCGAACTCGCCGGGGGCGAGGTCGTTGATGCGGCGCGTGGGATCGTCGACGCCGATGCAGACGACGTGGTCGCGCGAGCCGCCGACGGTGAGCAGCAGCGCGTCGCCGCCGAGCGGCAAGGCCGAGCGGCCATAGGGCAAGAGATGCTCGACGCGCGCCTTGGCCTCGTCGTCGAGCAGCTGCACCTGCACCAAGCCGCGCTGGCCGGGCTGCGAGGCCGTGACCTTGCCGCGCGAGACCACGGAGACCGCGGTGGTGTAGATCCAGTCGAGCAGCCCGGCCATCAGCCCTGTCCCGCCGAGCCGGTGGCATTGTCCGGCGCGATGGTGGCAATGCTTTTCAGGTCCATCTGTGGCGCGGCGCCGCCGCGCGGCTTGCGCACCTTCACCTGGCCGGGATCGGGCTGGTAGCCGTCGACCGGGCCGAGGCGCAGGCGCGTCATCCGCCCGCGGCCGCGCTGGAGGATGTAGGACACGCCGGCGATGAGCAGCTGGGCGTTGATCTGCAGCATGGGCGAATTCACCGTCGCCAAGGTGTTGCACTGCCACAGCGTGCCGTCCGACTGGCGCCAGCCCTTGGCCTCGATCGAGACCTCGACGGCGCGGGCGGCGTTGTATTTCGCCTGCCAGACCGCGCGGGCCTGCGCCTGGGTGGCGTTCAGGCCGCTCTCGGCGATGAGGACGTGCGGCCGGAACCGCGGCACGCCGGGGTCCACGGCGGCGCCGGCGGTAACGGTGATCACCGGCGTCTGCGGCGGGTCGTTGCTGGCGGCGAAGCTGGCCGCGGCGGCGACGCGGCTGGCATAGCTGCCGGTCGGCGGCAAGGGCACAGAGGTCGGGTTCGGGATTGCAACCAGGCCGGGCAGCGGCGTCGTCACGCCCTGCTGGGTCTTGACCTTGTAGATGCTGAAGCGCCTGGCGCCGTTCAGCTCGGCGGTGGCGCGCTCGACGTTCTGGCCCTCGACCAGCGGGTCGGTGGCCTTGCCGGCGCCGGCCGCGGTCAGCACCAGGCGGCCCTGCGCGTCGTCGGACAGCAGCACCGAGCGAAGGCGGGCGAGGCGCTCGAGGAAGGCGAAGCCGGTCTCGTGCCGCTGGATGGTGCCGTCGGGGAAGGGGTCGCCCATCGGCGCCTGGACGATGACGGGGATGTTGAACGGGGCGGCGATGGCGCGGGCGATGGCGTCGAGCGTGTAGCCGGCGAACTGGCCGCCCTGGATGTCCGGCGTGCAGTCGACGATGTCCTCGGTCCGCGAGCGGCCGATGATCTCGACGGTGTGGCTGCCGCGATCGTATTCCGGACGATAGGCGTCGACGTAGCCGGTCAGCACCAGGTCGGACCCGATCTTGATGGTGCAGGGCGAGAAGGGCGTGATCTGCCAGACGTCGCCGCCGCCGGCGAAGCGCTCGGCGACCTTGATCCGGAAGGTGCTGCACATATGGTCGATCTGGCGGGTGATCTCGATCTCTTCCCACGCCTGGTAGATCTTGCCGCCGACCGTCAGCGTCGGGATCTGCGTGCTGTCGCTGGCCGATCCGGTCATGATGCCGGAGTCCCGGCGGGGGGCGGCTCCAGCCAGACGCCGGCGGGCGGCAGGAACAGCGGATGGCGGGCGCCGTTGAGCGCCGCCAGGGCATCGGCGTCGGAGGTCTGCGCCGCCGCGCCGTAGAAGCGCTGCGCCAGCGCCAGCGCCGGCAGCGACATGCCGGCGCTGTAGCTGGCGAGCTGCGGCAGGGACTGGGCGCGCTGGATGGTGTCGGCCGAGACCGCGGCGGCCAGCGCCATCCAGGCGGCGTAGGAGCCGGGATCGTCGCTCATGGGCTGCCCCAGATCTGCGTCGTGATGGCGTTGAGCACCTGCGAGCCCGCGGCCTGGGCGGCGGCGGCCGAGGGGAAGTTGATCTGGCTGGCGATCGATGCCATCGAGGCCACCGCGTTGCCCTGCACCAGCGAGGTCAGCGCGGTGGCGTTGGTGAGCTGCTGGAGCGCGCTGGTGGTGTTGGCGACGATCGGCGCGATGCTGCCCTGGAAGTTCGCCAGCGCCGCCATGCCGCCGGACCAATCCGCCCCGGTCGGCGGGTTGGCGACGATGGCGGAGCTGATGTTGGAGAAGGCGGCCGACACCGCATCCGCCGTGGCCCCGGCGTTGGGCACGTTGGACAGGATGGCTGACAGGTTGCCGGTCAGCCCCGAGGCGACGCTGCTGGGCAGCCCCTGCAGGATGCCGGACAGGCTCGGGATGCCGGCGGTGATGTTGCCGAGCAGGCCGGACGGCGACAGGCCGGAGAGCGCGCCGCCGACCAGGTTCTGCAAGCCGCCGGTCATGGACGACAGCAACGCGCCGGGCCCGGCGAAGGAGACCACCGACGAGAAGGCGCTGCTCAGCGCCGACTGGATGCCGCCGACGGCGCCGAGCACGCCGGCGGTGGTGTCGGTGCTGGCGCGGCTGGTGGCGACGTTGCCGGCGTCGACGCAGACGAGGCGGACGGTGCAGATGCGCCCCTGGTCGCGGTGCTCGCGCACCGAGCAGCCCTCGAGCGGCTGCACGGTGAGCGTGCCGAGGTAGGGGTGCACCAGCGTGGCGGGGCCGAAGGTGTCGATCGCGGCGACGAAGGCGTCGCGGACCTGGTCGTAATTGTCGCCGACGAGATAGCCCTCGACCATGTAGCGCCGCACCGCGCTGCCGAGATCCTCGGTGGCGCCGACGTCGCGCAGCGGGAACTCGTGGACGACACCGCGGCGGCCGAAGCTCATCTCGTGGCTGAGGACGAAGAACGGCACGCCGCGGAACGAGGCCGGCAGCAGGCGGGAGCGCCAGCCGCCGATGCCGAGCAGCTCGCCGGCGAGGTTCGCCAGCCCGGCGGGCAGGATTTCCTGCAGGCCGGTCTGGATGCCGGCGCCGACGCCGCCTTGCAGCGTGTTCTGGAGGATGGCGGAGAAGCTCACCGGCTGCCCCACCCGAAGCCGGCGCCGCTGTCGCCGTTGACGCGCGGACGAAGGGCAACGTCGCCCTGCTGCGTCACCGTCGCCGTGGTGCCGGCGGGCGCGCCGTTGATATCGATCGTGATATGGCCGGTGACCGGCGGCAGGCCGAAGCCGCTATGCAGGATGCCGCGGCCGGGCAGCATGGTGTTGGGCTGCGCCGGCGTCGCGAGTCCGCCGCCGGGAATGCCGAAATTCGGCAGCGTCGGGAAGCCGGGAGGCATGGTGCCGACGCCGGCGCCCTGGTTGCGGAAATACTCCAGCTGCTCCTCGCTCGGCAGCGCCGAGGCGGGATTCTGGACGAGGTTCTTCAACGCGGCGTAGGCGTCGGCGATGCCGTTGATGGCATTCGAGGTGTGCTCGATCGCCTGCCACACGCCGCCGAGACCGCGCTTCATGTTATCCCAGAGCGCATCCCAGTCGGCGCCTTTGACTGTTTCGATCAGCTCCTCGATCCAGTGCGTCAGCTTCGCGCTGATGAGGTCCTTGTTCGACGCCACCCAGTCGCGGAAGGCGTTGACCACCGGCAGCAGCACGGGCGACAGCGAGGCACCGACGCTCTTGACTAGCTCCTCGACGGCGACGCCGAGCTCCTTCCAGCTGTCCTTGTAGTTTTCGAGGTTTTCCTGGTCCTCGCTGCTCAGCGTGGTGTGGATCTTGTCGAACTGGTCGAAAAGCTCCTTCAGCCGGTCTTTCGACATCGTCAGCATCTCGATGAGATCGATGCCGCCGCGGCCGAACAGGGTGCGGGCCAGGTAGTCGCGCGTCGCCGGGTTCTGGTTGACCTCGAACGCCTTGAAGACGTCCTTCATGATGTCGCCGATTTCGCGCACATGGCCTTTGCCGTCGCGCAGGCTGATCCCGAGCTGCTTGAAGATCTGCGCCACCGGCTTGTCGCGACCGAGGGCGGCGGCACCGACGGTGGCAGCGAACTTGCGCATGCCGGTCTCGAGCGAGCCGACATCGGTGTCCGTCATCTTGGCGAGGAAGCGCAGGCGCTCCAGCTCGTCGGCGGCGATGCCGATGCCCTTGGCGGCGTGTTGCAGGTTGCCGAAGTTCTCCGCCACCTTCGCCGTCAGCTCGAACAGGCCGGTGATGGCGCCGAGCGAGCCGAGGGCGGCAAGCGGCGGGATCATTTCCGCGAGGCGCTCGGCGATGCCTTTGATCGGCTCCAGCACATGCTCGGCGACCTCGCCGAAGCCATGCAGTGCATGCGTGGCGCGGCCCCATAGACCATGCGCGGCCGCCTTGCCTTCCGCCTGGTGCAACCCGCCCATCTTCTTGACCAGGCCATCGACCTGCCCGCCGATCCGCGCCAGCGTCTCGCTGGCGCTGTCGTTGGCGGTAATTGTCGCCTGGAATTTCGCGCCGCTCATGATTGGTTTTCAGCCTCGATGATGCGCTTGGCGTGGCCGTAGGCCTCCGCAAGTTCGGGCAGCGTGAGGGCGAAGAAATAGGAGGGGTCGCCGAAGAAACGGCTGAGCTGGTAGGCGGTGCCTACGGGGTCGGCTCCGAACTCGGTGGCGACAAAAAACCCATGATCGCCCCGACGCAGGCGATAAAGTCGCCGGCGCTGATCTCGTTGATCGAGCTGGGTGGCACCGCGCTCAGGCGGGCGAGGAGCTGCACCATGGACTCGGCGTTGATGTCGCCGGTGCGCACGTTGATCGGCATCCCGGTGGCGCGGATGTCGCCGGCCTTGGGCGGGGCGATCGTCAGCGCGGTGACGGTCTGGCCGTGCGCCATGATCGGCGCGGAGAGGGTGATGTTGACGGGGTCGGACATTATGCGGTCACCTCGTTAACGATGCCTTCGCATGTCAGCGGGAACTTGCCTTCGACATGATCGACGTCCGGCTCGCCGGTGAAGACACCGTTCTGCACGGTGATCACCTTGCCGTTGATCAGTTCGAGGGTGAGATAGACGCCGGTCATGGCGTAGATCTGCTGCACCGAGAGGCCGCCGGAGTCGGAGATCTCCATCTCCACCTTCCCCGGCCGCGGCTTCTGGATGAAGTAGAACGAGCCGTCGGCGTTGGCGCCGGCGGTGTTCTGCTGCTGCGTCGGCGAGCTCTTCATCGAGCCGCGCAGCTGGTATTGCGTGCCGTTGAACCGCACGAACGCGGTTCCGCCGACCGGAGTGACAGCCATGTCAGACATTCCTCTTGGACAGACGCGCGACTTCGCGCGGCGAGGGGAGCGACAGCGGTTCGCCTTCGAACCGCGATAGCGTTGCCGCTGCTTCCTTGCTGGGTTGCTGGAAGGAAGGCGGCCTTAGGCCGCCAAACGGAACGAGTTCAGCGCCGCGAAGATCCGCAGGTTGCCCATCAGCACCGGGTCGTAGAAGACGTCCAGCCGGTTCGGGTCGGTGCCGTTGAGCTGGCAGATCAGGCCGGCGGCGAAGGCGGCGGTGTTCTGCACCATGCCGAAGGCTTCGAGCTGGCTGTAGCGCGAGATTAGCGCGGCCTTGATGCTGTTCGGCGTCACCACCGCGCTGCCGGCGCCGGCGCGGGTGCCGTTGCCGGCCAGCTTGCAGCGCGGGAACTGCTGGGTGACGAAGCTCTTGAGGTCGCGGGTGACGAACATCAGGTCATAGAGCGTC